AAGAAAGTGGCGTATAAGACATGGCAGAAGTATGAACCCGATGCGTTCATTGTCGAGTCGAAAGCCGCAGGAACGCCCTTAATCTTTGAATTGAGATCAATGGGGATTCCTGTATCAGAATTTAGCCCCTCCAGAGGCAACGATAAGATCGCCAGAGTAAACGCTGTGGCTGACCTGTTTGCAACTGGGGTAGTGTGGGCACCGGAAACCCGATGGGCAGACGAAGTGATTGAAGAGTTTGCTTCATTCCCAAACGCAGAGCATGACGATTTAGTGGATTCTAGTACGCAAGCCCTGTTTATTCCGATGAAGAAGATGAACCCTTTTATGCTGGGAAGGCAGAGTATTACTAATGGCAAAAGAAACAAGAGAACAACGACAACAACGACTCTTGCAAAGCAAGCTGGCTCGCCAAGCAAGAGAACAAGAAATTATAGAAGGCTTGCCGACTCTGGGCGCTCAAGCTGGTTGGATGGCTGGTTTGATGCTACCAAGTTCTGGAGGCACTGACTATTTTGGTATGTATCCAGAAATGCCCACTGAAGAACAAATGATTCCCACCGAGAGACTTCCCAGTTTTTCGGAGAACATTGCTAACAAGAGATATATGGATGCAATGTATCAGACTTTAGGTGTTTTAGGGGATGCCGCTTATGCTTCTGCTCCATTTACAGGACCAGCAGGACTTATTGGAGGAACAGTATTAAAAGGTGCTGGCGCTATAGGAAAAGTAAGTAAAGCCAGCAAAGCCAAAGGCATAGCCTCATTACAGGAAAAATCAGACCTAGCCAAAGCGGTTAAACAAAAACAAAAAGAAGCTATGGAAAGACACGCTAATAATTATTCTGATAGTCTTATAGCTAATCCTTCGGGAGAGTTAGACTATTCTTCAAGAGAGATTCCTTTTGTTTCGCCAACCCTTGAAGCGCTAATAAAGAGAGCGCCTAAAAACCTCAAGGGCAAACAGGTGATGGAATGGGTGAACGCCAATGCCAATAAGGGCGTAAAACCGAAAGAGGTTGAATACTTGGGCATTGATGAATTTATAGCCAATAATCCTAATGCAACAGTTGATGAAGTAATCGAGGGCATTAGCGAGAATAAGATTTCCATTCAAAAAAGTATTTATAAAGCGAGTGATGATAGTCCAGTATTAGAATTTATAGAAAGCAACCCCAATACCGATCCTTTAGATGGTTCAAATTTTTGGCAGTATAGAACAGATGAGATTTTAAACGACCTAGATGTTCCTGTTTCAGATGGCAAAACAATGATACCTGAGTACAAGTTAAATGCACAAGATAGGGCTAGAGAAGAATTATTAGAACATTACAATAAAAAATACAGATTGGGTGAGCATCCTGTAAATAGGGATGTAGAAAAAAAATCTTGGGATGAAATACCAGAAACAATGCATGAAGATATTGCTGATTCATTGGCTAGACAAGAGTATCGAGAAAATCCATACGAGATGATTGAAGTTGCTAATGATCTTGGTCAAAACCCAAATAATACCTTTGCGCTTGGCAATGAGGATATTGGCTACCAGATTTTTGTTGATGGGGAAAGATATACTGCTGGAAGAGATGTTCCTTACAGCAATACAGAAGCCAAGATTCAATTGCGTAGTGCGATTAGTGATGTAGGGCATGATTATCTCAGGCTTGAAGGCGAGGTGGATGATTATGGGGCTACTCAATTTAAAGACTATATTGATAATAATCTACCCGGTGGTGACAACTATAGAGAGGTTAGTTTCAATTGGGAAAACGCTCCTAAAGGGCATAGCCATGCAGACCACATTCAAGAAGATAACCAAATAGCTCATGCTCTTATTAGAGACAGAAAGTTAGCTGATGGCACTGATAGTTTGCACATTGATGAGTTGCAATCGGATTTACATAAATACGGTTCTAGGGATGGGTATGAATTAACGCCTAAACAAAGAGAACAAAGTATTAATAAGATTAATGATTCTTTGAAAGACACACCTTATTCCTTTGAACAAACTGGCACTATGACGGGCATAAAAAAACCCAATCCGAATGTGGAAACAACTTTTGTTGAAGGTCATGATTTTGTAGATGATAACCAAATTAAATCTGCAGTGCGTGATATTGAAAGAGCTATTGATGGAACTGATACTTGGGTACTTAATGAATTGATGGATGAATCTGGAAACTTTAAATCTCAAGATCAAATTAATAAATTTTTTAATGAAAGATTACAGAATCCTAAAGCAGTTAATGTTTTAGGAGAGGTTGATTATTATAATAATCACAAAGATGCTTTTGATCTAATAAGAGATTTAGGGCTTGATAAAACAAAAAAACTTATAAAAAAATTAGAGCCTTTTAAGGGAGAAGTTCCCGACTATCCATTCAAAGACGATTGGTACAATATGGGCATAAAGAGTCTATTAATGGATGCGGTTGAAGATGGTAAAGATGCAATCTCCATTTCTACTTCTGCCGCTATGAAAAACAGATACAGTGATCAATACCATAAGTTTTATGAAACGCTGTATGATAAGAAGATACCTTCTGCAATGCAGAAATTGGCTAAGAAATATGGTGGTAAGTTTGAAAAAGGAAGTTTAGACCTTGTAGACACTTATAACGAAAGCAGAGTGAGCGAGCTATCAAAAACAGAATATGGAAGTCGACCTGATTGGGCTAAACAAATGTTAGAAAACGCCGAAGCCAACATCCTCAAAATCACACCTGAGATGAAACAAAAGATTCTTGCAGAAGGATTAGAAGATACCTTCTGCAATGCAGAAATTGGCTAAGAAATATGGTGGTAAGTTTGAAAAAGGAAGTTTGGATATTGATAATACATTTGGTTTAGGAACAGAAAGATTTTTAACTGCACCAGAGACAGGCGTAGATAGGAGAAGAAATCTGATCAAGTCTAACATCATAAAAATTACCCCAGAAATGAGAGAAAAAGTTTTAAAAGAAGGAGTACATACCTTTGCTTCAGGTGGCGTTATTGGTAATCTTCCATCTCGTTTAGCAAAAATATAATTAATGGATTATTATGGCAATTGAAAGAACAACACCAGCAACTCCAATTGAAGGAGAACTAGAAGCAGGTATAGAGGTTGATATCTCCTCAGCTAATGGCGCGGAAATGACCGAAGATGGAGGCATGATCATTGATTTTGATCCCGATGCCTTTGATCCGAGCGGAGATTTCTTTGCTAATTTGGCAGATGAAATGTCTGAAGATGCTTTAAAAAAGCTAGGCACAGAACTTATCGGACAGTATCAAGGGGATCGTGATTCCAGAAACGAATGGGAAGAAACCTATATCAAAGGATTGGATCAGTTAGGTTTAAAGATTGAAGATCGAACTCTACCTTGGCCCGGAGCGTGTGGTGTGTTTCACCCGATGTTGACAGAGGCGGTGGTTAGATTCCAAAGCCAAGCAATTACCGAGATATTTCCAGCGTCTGGACCAGTAAACACTAAGATTTTAGGTCTTGCGACTCCTGAAAAGGAGCAACAGGGCAAAAGAGTTCAGGATTACATGAACTATTTGCTGACCGACAAGATGACAGAGTACCGAACCGAGACTGAGAAACTATTGTTTTCTCTGCCTTTAGCGGGTTCAGCGTTTAGAAAAGTTTATTACGATCCTACTATGGATAGACCTTGTGCGATTTTCGTTCCTGCTGAGGATTTTATAGTGTCTTATGGGGCAACTGATCTGCAAATGGCAGAACGAGCCACACATATCATGAAGAAAAATGCCAATGATGTGCGTAAATTACAGGTATCGGGCTTTTATAGAGACATTGATTTACCTGATCCATCGCCTGATCCAGATGATATTCGTAAGAAATACGATGAATTAACAGGCGATAGTTCTACTTATGACTTTGATAATCGCTATACATTGCTAGAAATGATGGTGAATTTAGACCTTGAAGGCTTTGAAGATACAGATGAGTCTGGTGAGCCAACAGGTATTGCATTGCCTTATGTGGTCACT